GGTAATGCCGTCTGCTGCCCGCACAATGGGGAAACTACTGACACTCGGGGTCGTGGAGGTATGATAGCAAATGCTGACGGCACTGTATCATACTCTTGTTTTAATTGTTCTTATAAAACATCTTATACTCCGGGATATCCGCTGTATCACAAATTCCGTAAGTTGCTAAGATGGCTCAACGTAGATGAAGCAGAGATACAGCGACTAAACATTGAAGCAAAGCGTGAACAACAGAGACAAGAACTGCTTGGCTTAGTAAAGATTGAACACAAGAAAGAAGAGGTAAAGGTAGACTTTAAGAAAGAACCTTTGCCAGACGAGGCAGTATCTTTCACGGGCATGATAGATTTCTTTATCTTGGCAGATGAGTGCATAGACGAGCATCAACCTCCACCAGAACACTATAAACCAATGCCGCAAGGTTTTAGAGAGTCGGTTGAATATGTGTATGATCGCAAAATAGACATGCAAAAATATGATTTCTATTGGTCAACAGATACTAAGAATAAAATGAATAAACGGGTAATTATTCCGTTTACTTGGAAAAATGAGATAATAGGATTTACTGCCAGAGCATTAAATGATGATATTACGCCCAAGTATATTCAACACATTTCTGAAGGTTATGTGTTTAATATAGATAAACAGCAAAAGGACTGGAAGATTGTAATTGTTTGTGAGGGCGTATTTGATGCGATAAGTATTGATGCGGTCGCTGTTCTTAGATCAGATATCACTAAGAGCCAAATAGATATTATCGAAAGCTTAGATAGAGAAATTATTGTGGTTCCAGATTTTGACAAAAGCGGTGGACGATTAGTAGATATAGCAATTCAAAATGGATGGAGTGTGAGTTTTCCAGTATGGGCCGAAACGTGTAAAGATGTAAATCAAGCAGTTCAAAAATATGGAAAATTGTTTACGCTTAAAACAATCGTCGACGCAGTAGAATCTAATCCGTTAAAGATAAAATTATTGAGGAAGAAGTATGTATAATAAAGAAGAAAAAACACAAGCAAAAGAATATACCGACGACCTACAGAAACTATTCTTAGAAATAATGTTAGACCACCCCGAATCATATGTTAGGGTGCAGAATATATTTGATTCAAAGAACTTTGCTCGTTCATTGCAACCAGCGGCAACATTCATTAAAGAGCACACAGAGAAATATAAAGCAATGCCAACAATCGAGCAAATTAACGCGTCGGTTGGCACAACGCTTAAACCGACAAAGGATCTGACAGAAGAGCACACTGATTGGTTCTTAGAAGAGTTTGAGGGATTTAGTCAGAGTAAAGCATTAGAACGCGCCATATTAAAGGCAGCAGACTACTTAGAGAAAGGCAATCGCGCACCAATTGAGAAGTTAATTAAAGATGCAGTTCAAATTGGACTTGTTAAGGATATTGGAACTGATTACTTTGCAGACCCAAGAGCGCGGCTTATGGCAATTAAGTCAGGCAACGGGCAATTTAGCACAGGTTGGCCAGCATTGGATAAAGCATTATTTGGCGGTATGAATAGAGGCGAGCTAAACATCTTTGCGGGAGGATCTGGCTCAGGTAAATCATTATTCATGCAAAATATATCCGTAAACTGGATTACGGCGGGATTAAATGGTATCTATTTAACATTAGAATTAAGCGAGGGCCTATGTTCAATGCGTATCGATTCAATGATTGCAAACGTAAGCACACGTGAGCTATTTAAGAACCTAGACGACGTAGAACTTAAGGTTCGAATGGCAGCTAAGAAGTCTGGAGCATTTCAAATTAAATATATGCCTGCTCAGTCTAACGTAAATGATATTCGTGCGTATATTAGGGAATTTCAGATACAAACAGGTAAGAAGGTAGACTTCTTAATGGTGGATTACTTAGATTTGTTAATGCCTGTATCAGCAAAGGTTAGCCCAAACGACTTATTCGTCAAGGATAAATATGTTAGTGAGGAGCTTAGAAATTTATCACGTGAACTAAACATTCTTTTCATTACTGCGTCGCAGCTTAATCGATGTTTGGCGTTAGATACAAAAGTTATTGCTAACGGAAACATACTCAATATCAGAGATGTAAAAGTAGGTGATAAATTAGATTCGGATTCTGGCCCAGTAGAAGTATATGAAGTGTTGCCAATCACAAAACAGCCAGTATATGAGATAAAATTAAAATCCGGAAAAACTATTAAGTGCAGTGCCAAACATAAATTTCCCACACCTAACGGACTAAGGACAATAGAAAATGGATTATCAGCAGGAGAAAAGTTATATATTAGATCTGTGGAGGAAAACCCCGCGAGCAGCAACAGTAATAGTAAAAGCAAATAGGCCGGAGTTATATAAACTAATATCAGATCTTGATGGTAATAGCTTTTCTGAGAAGGCATGGAAGTGGACACATGATACTCGTGGGTATTGTCATGAGTGCAGCCAACCTACCAAATTTTTAGATTTTGGAAGAGGTTATTCATTATTTTGCAGTAAAAAATGTGTAGCAACAAATTCAGACATTATGGCTAAAAAGGCACTAACCAGTATATCGCGCTACGGAGTAGATCATTTTTCTAAGACCGACGATTACTTAGAAAAATTTAAGAACACATGCCGAAATAAATATGGAGTAGATAATCCGGGTCAAATTGTAGCAAATAAAACTACTAGAGCAAGAGCAAAACAGCTTACCTTCTTTAATAGTCTAATATCTGCCATTGACAAGTTTTCTATACCTGCATTTTCGTTTGATGAATATACATTCGTTAGGGATAAAGAGTTGTTGTGGAAATGCGTCACCTGCAATAATACCTTTTTGTCGAATATTTTTGGTAAGCTGCCCAGGTGTCCTAGCTGTTATCCAACCGGAAACATTGGTGGACAAAGCTCTGTTGAATTGGATATATTAGATGAAATACGAAAGTTTTATAACGGCAAGATAATAGAAAACAGTAGACAAATTATATCTCCCAAGGAGTTAGACCTATATTTTCCTGAGGAGAAATTCGCAATTGAAGTAAATGGGGTGTATTGGCACAGCAAAGTTTCTCCAATATATCATAGAGACAAATACACCCGGTGTGCGTCTGATGGGATTAGATTATTGATGATTACAGACAATGAATGGACAGTCAATAGACAATTAATAATTAGAATGATAAAACATCGATTAGGCGTAACACCAAAGTCTATACCAGCAAGAAAGTGTAGAGTCGAACAAGTCGATTATCGTGTGGCTAAAAAATTTTTAGAGTCTAATCATATACACGGAAATAGCAAGGCGTCTGCATATTATGGTTTATATTCAGAGCAGACCTTATTGGCGGTTATATCTATATTGACACGTAACCGGTTTAAGCGAAATAACTGCGAAATAGAAATAATCCGACTAGCTTTTGGTGAAATATCAGTAATTGGTGCATTGGGTAAGTTCATTAAAGAAATTCGAAAAAGTTATCCAGACTCTGACATATCGACGTATGCTGATTTGAGATATGGCGATGGTTTAGTATATACTAAGAATGGGTTTATTGAAACGCATATTACCTCTCCGGGATATTGGTATTTTCTTCACAATACAATGTATCACCGACTAAGTTGGACTAAAAAGAAGCTGGTTAGTCTAGGTTACGATGCAAATAAAACCGAAGCAGCAATTATGGAAGAACTGGGTGCATTGAAAATATATGATTGCGGCCATAAACATTTTATATTAAGGAAAAAAGATGAATAACTACACAGAAGATGAGATCGAATCAATTACATACATTGGTGAAGAGGAAACAATCGACATCAATTGCAATGGTAATCGACTATTTTATGCAAATGACATTCTGACGCATAATTCAGCAGTAGATGAAGTTGAATTTGACCACAGTCACATTTCAGGCGGTATTAGCAAGATCAACACAGCAGATAACGTGTTTGGTATCTTTACCTCCCGTGCAATGCGAGAGCGCGGCAAGTATCAACTTCAACTGTTGAAAACTCGTTCAAGCTCTGGTATCGGCACTAAGGTGGAATTAGACTTTAATGTAGATAGCTTGCGTATTGTAGATGCCGGAACTGGCGAGGAAGATTCGGGAATACCACCATCAGTAGCAAATAGTATCCTGAGTAAGATTAAGCCAAAATCAACAACCACAACCGCAGTAAGTCAGACTGAGG